GTCAGGCGTTAAGTCTGTGACGCTACTGAGAGAAATAGACAAGCAGGTGGCAGACCTTGTGCTTGATGACGAAGTATTGGCGCAAGCACACGCTGAGATTGATGAGCAGACTACGGCGGTAGGCGACTTTGATAAGACAACGCAGATCTACAAATACCACATTGATAGCGGATTGGTTACGCCAAATGAAGTGCGGCAGAAGATCGGGCTTGAAGATGTAGCTGGTGGCGATACCTTATTGGATGCTGTAGAAGCTCAGAATGTCGGCACAGACGGACAGGCTTGATGACGTAATTGCTTTAGCCGAAGGCCATCAGCGCCGACTGCTAGAGGCTTTACAAGCGTTAGAGCTAGACATTGTTGGGCTATTACGAGATGCACCATTGCGTGATGGGCAGTTGTTCGATTTAGAGTGGGCAGTGCAAGCCCGTACACAAATTAGGCAGGCGATAGATGCGCGTTATCTTGCTGTGGTTGATTCGTTTGTATCAGAGTATGCAGAGGTTGCGGAAGAGGCGCAGGCACTACTGGGCACATTTTCAGAATTTGTTAATTTAGATCAAGGCGTATTAAGACAGCTTCAGCAAATAACGTATAACGGTTATTCAGCATTAGGTGATGAATTTTTAGAAGCCGTAAACAAGCAGATATACGAGGCTACGCTAACGGGGCAAACCTTTTAGAGGCTGGCGCAGAGAAGTTTGTATACATTGGCCCTGATGACGACGTTACGCGGGATCATTGCGATAAGTATGTCAATCGCACGCTAACGTTAGATGAAATCAGGAAGGCGTGGGAAGGCTCTTGGAAAGGTAAGCGCGAAGGTAGTCCGTTCGTAGTCGCTGGCGGGTTTAACTGTCGGCACCACTGGTCAGCAGAATTTGAGTGAGGTATTTATGCCATACCATGATAGTAAGAAAAAGAAGAAAAAGAAAAAGTCTCGTTAATTTGTTAAAATAAATGCACTCGTAGGAGGTTCGTTACATGAGCGATGAAATCATGGAAGAAGCGGCAACTGAGGCCGTAGAGCAGGAAACTGTAGAAGCTCAGGATGTTAAGACGTTTACGCAAGAGGAAGTTGACCGGATAGTTGCTGATCGAATTTCCCGCCAACAGCGGCAGTTTGATAAAAAGCTAGAAGGCATCGACCTTAATGAGGTACGCGATCTGTTAGGTCAGCGCGAGCAAGCTCAAATGGAAGAGCAGAAACAGCGCGGCGATTACGAAAGCCTCATAAAGCAAATGTCTGACAAGCACAATGAAAGAGAGGCGGCACTGAAAAGCCAGTTAGAAACCACGCTAGTTGACGGGGCATTGTTAACGGCGGCATCTAAACTTAATGCAGTATCGCCAGATCAAGTGAGTGCGTTATTACGAAGCTCCGTTACGTTATCTGAAGATAACACCGTCGAAGTATTCGACAAGAACGGGACGCCTAGGTATAACGACTCAGGCAATTTGTTATCAGTTAATGAATTGGTAGCAGAGTTTTTAACGGCTAATCCGCATTTCGTGAAGGCGTCAGCAGGCGGCTCAGGATCAAGCGGGGCGGCTGGAGGTTCTACGAGCAAGCCTTTAAGTTACTCGGATATGCTGGAAAAAGGCGACGAAGGTATGCGGCTATTTCGTGAGCAGAAAATGCGCGAAGCCGCCCGATGACTTAATTTATTGTTAGAGGAATCCAGAAATGGCTAACGAAACAACTTCAACCACTTTAGACGATCTGTTTGCGAATATTATCCTGCAAGCACGATTCACCGCAGAAGAGCAGTCCATCATGCTTGGGCTGGTCACGCGCTATGACATTGGCAACGTAGCGGGTAAAACCGTACAGGTGCCTAAGTACCCCGCAATCAGTGCCGCTGGCCTGACTGAAGGTACAGATATGTCTAACACGGCTGTATCTACATCAAGCGTAAATATCACCGTTGGTGAGGTTGGCGCATTGGTAACGCTTACCGACATGGCGGCTATGGGCGCTGGCAACCCAGCGGCAGAGCTTGGCACTGTCTTGGGTAACGCTATCGCTACTAAGATCGACACCGACTTGATTGCTTTGTTTGACGGTTTCAGCACTGCTATTGGTGCGGCGGCACAGGAAATTACTGCGGCTGACATCTTTAAAGCGGCGGCTACTCTCAAGGCGGCAAAGGCACCCGGTCAATACTCTGCGGTATTGCATCCGTTCCAAGCCTATCAGCTCAAGGCTAACATGACCAATACGTTTGCAAACCCCAATGGCGGTGATTTGCAGAATGAGGCCATGCGCACTGGTTACGTTGGTCAGATCGCTGGCGTCAACATCTACGAGTCTGCAAACATCACTGTAGATGGCTCTGACGATGCTAAGGGCGCTGTATTCGCACCCGAAGCCGTAGCCATTGCGATGAAGAAAGACTTCAACATTGAGACTCAGCGTGACGCGTCACTGCGAGCCTTTGAGCTTAATGCTACTGCCGTCTATGGCGTAGGTGAGCTTGATGATTCGTATGGCGTTGAAATGCTGTTTGACGCGGCTCTTTAAGGTACTCGCGCCCTTCGGGGCGCTTTCCCTTATGGCTATTGTATATCGCGGTGAGCGTTTTGAGGATTACAACGTGCCTAAGCGCACGCCAAATCATCCTTCAAGCAGTCACGCGGTACTCGCAAAAAAAGGCGATGTAATAAAGCTCTTGCGCTTTGGCGCTAAGGGCGCAAAGACGTACCCGCCTAAAGCTGGCGAAAGTGCGCGAGATAAGGCAATGCGAAGGGCGTGGTATGCCCGACATGCTGGAACACTAAAGGGCGCAGGGGTCTTAGACAAGATCTACTGGGCCGCTAAAGTAAAATGGTGAACTAATGGCATTTTCTACTGATTACAACTTACAAGAGATCGTGCCAGACATTTTAGACTTTGGCATTGATAACTTTATTGATGAACACGCTACCGCAGAGGCAGAGCTAACCCGCGAGATTAGAAACCGCTGGTGGCACCGCCGTGGTATTGCTGGTGAGATGGACGCTACAAAGCTAACGGATAGCCAGTGGACAAAATCAAACAGCTATCTTGTTTTGTGGAAGTACGCACTGCCTAAGCTCACAAACTGGATAGACAATGACCGTTTTCTGGAAATGATAGACTTCTACCGTAATCGTTATGGTGAGGAGCTAGAAGCGGTATTCGCTGATGGCGTTGAATACGACTCAGACGGCGATGGCTCTGTAGATGACGGCGAAAAAACGCCCTTGCCTACTAACAGGCTAGATCGGTAATGCAGTTTTCCATAACCGACAATTCACCGGCAACACGAAAACGGCTGGACTCGTTGATTCGGCGTTATCAGCAGAACAAAAAGCCTGCAATGACGGCGGCAATACTACAGGCGCAAACCATTATAAAGACGCGCACAGCGAAAGGCGTTGATGTAGATGGAGCGCCATTTAAACCGTACAGCAAAACATACGCGGCGTTTAGATCTAAAAAAGGATTGTCTACTACGCCAGACCTCATGTTTAGAGGCGCGATGATGGCGAGCATGAAAGCTACCGCCAGCAAAAACGAAGGCGTGTTGTTTTTCAACACTAGCGAAAATGCAAAAAAAGCCGCGTTCAATAATCGCACTAGAAGATTTTTCGATTTATCTAAAAAAGAACTTACCCGAATACAGCAAGTGTATTTTAGGAGATTGACCCGTGAGCGTTAGAGAGGCTATTGCTAACAATCTTGTCACTGTCCTAAAGTCTGCTACAACGCCATTGCGTATTAAGCACGTTACCCGCGAGCCATTCGATTTCGACAAGCTCAGTAACGCGCAGTTTCCTGCCATTCTAGTAGCGTCTGCTAACGAGAATCGTGAGGACAGTACGCTAGGCGGCTCTTTATCTCAAAGGATGGCAACCATTCAGTATGATTTGGTTTGCTTTGTTAAGGCTAAGAATATCGACACTGCGCGGAACGCCATTATTGAGACTGTAGAGGAAGCATTAGAAGCTGACCGAAAGAGAGGCGGCAATGCTATTGATACGCAAATAACAAGTATTGAAGTTGATGACGGTAGTATCGACCCTGTCGGCGGCGTTATAATCTCAGTACAAATTCTTTATTCATACACTCGCGGCACAACGTAAGAGGAACACAACATGGCAAGCACAGCAGGAAGTAGCGGGGTTTTTAAAATCCACCAGACAGACGGCTCAGAAGCCTTAGTTACAGAAGTAAGATCATACAGCTTTGATTCTACTGCTGACACAATTGAAAAGTCAGTAATGGGAAACACGGCCCGCTCGTATTTAGCTGGCTTGAGTAGTAGTACAGTCTCTGTAGAGGTGTATTGGGATGCTACCGATCAAGCGGAGTTTGATGAAAGAGCAACAGTGTATTGGGAGCTTTACCCCACTGGCACAGGCACTGGCGAAAAGTATTATCACGGTAGCGGTATCGTTACAGGTAAAACTATTTCTGCCGCATTTGACGGCATGACAGAGGCATCGTTTTCTATACAAAACAGCGGAGCAGTAACAGAAGCAACCGCATAAATAAAGCAAGGGGAGGTATATGGGACTAGCAAAAGAGTTACGAAACAGACGCACAATTGAACGCCGCAAGATAAGCGTGGCGGCATGGGGTTCATCGGAAGATGAGCCGTTTGAGATGTATTGCAGGCCAATCACCTGCTACGACTTAAACGAGTTACAGAAGCGGCACCCGAAGGTTTTGGAGTCGCCTACTGTAGCCTCAATGGTCGATTTGATCGTAATGAAGTCCGAGGACGAAGGCGGCGACAAGCTATTCACTGCGGCAGATGATCGCATTGATCTAATGGGCGAAGAAACAACCGTTATATCAGCGATTGCAGAAGAAATGTTTGCGCAGATAGAGTCTGCCGAGGTTGCGGAAAAAAACTTCTAGCCGATCCGTTTAGGCTTAATCTCATAGCCTTGGCAGATCGGTTACACAAAACGGTTGAAGAAGTTGAGCAGATTTCGGTATCGGAATTTTACGAATGGCTCGCCTACTTCAAGATTATGAGTGAGAAAGATGGCGGCTGAAACTCTACCAATTAGAATAGCAATTTCGGCACTCGATAATAGCAGGGCCGCATTGCGAGGCGTTGCTGGCTCCCTAAAGGCAGTAACCGCCGCCGCATTCAGCATGAGGACGGCTTTAGTGGCGGCTGGTGCCGCTACCGGAATGGGCTTGCTGATAAAGCAATCTGTGAATGCTACAGATGCGCTTGCCAAGACCGCCAGCAGAATAGGCACAACAACCAAAGAGCTTCAGAAGCTACAGT